ATTCAGACGAAAGGTTAAACAAACTATTATATAAAAAATCCTACCACGATCAAGTAGTAAGCACTTGCGAACAAATCCTAAACGAACTAAAAAACCGTACTTGGCAATTAAAAACGGTAGTAGATTACAACAAATTCCTAAGCGGAAGTTAGTCATTATGAACGATTTAATTATCGAAAAGAAAAACGAAAGTTTCCTAATATTATCAGGGGAACAATCCACATTACAAGAAATTCAAGACGCTTTTGCTTTTTACGCAGAAGGATATAAATTCCACCCAAAAGTTAAAGCGAAACTCTGGGACGGGATTATCAGAATTTTTAGGTTTACTTCAAAAAACAAAGGAGAAATTTATTGCGGGTTATTACCAGAAATAATAAATTTTTGCAAAAGTAGGAATTATACATATACAATATTAGATAATGTCTTTAATAAAGAAAAGGTAGATGTTGAAGAAATTAAATCTTTCATTAAGAATTTAAATCTCAGTTCTAAAAAGGAATTAATTGACCCAAGAGACTACCAAATTAAAGGGTTTGTTGACGCTATAAACAACAAACGTATATTGTTATTATCCCCTACTTCTTCTGGAAAATCTTTAATTATATACCTGATTTGTAAATACCTTATTGAATCCGGCAAAAGGGGTTTAATATTGGTTCCAAATATTTCTCTTGTTCATCAGTTATATTCAGATTTTGAAGATTATTCGGCATTAATAGATTGGAAAATGTCTAAAAATTCTCAAAAAATATATCAAGGACAAAGTAAAGTAATTACTTCTCCTATCACTTTGAGTACGTGGCAATCCATTTATGATATTAAAGATGAAGAATTTTTTGAACAGTTCGATTTTGTTTTAAACGACGAAGTTCATACGGCAAAAGCTACTTCACTAACTGGGATTTTAGAAAAATGCACCAATGCCGAATATCGTATAGGGTTAACAGGAACATTAGATAATCTAAAAGTCAACGAAAAAACTTTGATAGGTTTATTTGGACCAATTACTAAAGTTATAACTACAAAAGAATTAATGGACCGAAAACAGGTTTCTGAACTAAAGATTAAATGTCTAATATTGAAATACGATAAAGAAATCTCAAAAGCGATTAAAAAGTTCAAATACCAAGAAGAAATAAAATTTTTAGTTTCTAATAACAAAAGGAATATATTTATTAAAAACCTAGCTTTATCAATGGAAAAAAATACTATTATTCTTTTTAATTATGTAGAAACTCACGGAAAAGTTATATACGAACTTTTAAAAAACTCAAAACTTGCAAAAGGTAGAAATATATACTTTATACACGGAGGCGTTGAAGGTGAAGAAAGGGAAAAAATAAGAAATATTATGGAACACGAAAGTAATGCCATCATAGTGGCTTCAAGCGGAACAATGAGTACAGGCGTTTCTATTAAAAACCTTCATAATATAATTTTCGCCATTTCTGGAAAATCTAGGATAAGAAATCTGCAATCAATCGGTAGGGTATTAAGGCTCCACGAATCAAAGAATGCCGCAACTTTATACGATATTGTAGATGACCTTTCGGTAGGAAAACACCAAAATTTTACTCTGGGTCATTTCTTAGAAAGAGTAAAGACTTACAACCAAGAACATTTTGAATATAAAATAATTACAGTACCATTTGAAGCAGAGTAAATATATGAGTTTTATTAAAATTTTTAGATTAAAAGAAGGGGACGATATCATTTCTTTTTATGAGAAGGGAAAAGGTACATTAAAATTGATACATCCAGTTTCTGTATATATAACTTATACAAAAGAAAATGCAGACGAACTTATTATGAAATTTTGGTTGCCTTCAAGTTTAATAGTAAAAAATGAAGTAGAAATCCATCCTAGCTCAATTCTAGCTGTTATGGAACCGAAAGAAGAAATGAAAGAACTATATTTTAATTTCTTGAATGGATTGGATGTAAATGCTAATCTAAGCGTAGAAGATATCTTAGAAGGAATAGATGCCAAGAACACTAAGAAGATACACTAATATTTAGATATCTATAGATCAACCGGGGTACATACTTATCTTATTTTTATTTTTTTAAAAAGTAAAGCTTTATTTTTTGAGTGTTTACTTATATAATTCTACTATAAATTGAATTAACGGAGGATTATATGACCAAACCAGTAAAAAACAACTACATCAACAACGTGGATTTCTTAGACGCTCTTATTTCTTATAAGAAGTCTTGCGATTTAGCGAAAGCTTCCGGTTCTTCTAAACCTAAAATTCCTAATTACATTGGAGAATGTTTTCTCAAAATTGCAGAAAATTTGGCAAAACGTCCAAACTTTTATGCGTATACATTCAAAGAAGAAATGGTTTCTGATGCAATAGAAAACATGCTTATGTATTTTGAGAATTTTGATCCTGATAAGTCTAAAAATCCTTTTGCATATTTCACTCAAATTTCTTGGTATGCGTTTGTTCGGAGAATCGCCAAAGAAAAAAAGCAACAATATATAAAGTATAAAGTTACTGAATCGTTTGGAGCTTTAGACGAAGGAGAATTATTGGAATTGGGTAATGGAGAAATCAAACAATTAGAAGTATACGAAAATATGTATGACTTTATAGAAAAATACGAAGAAACAGAATTTAAAAAGAAACCCCTAAGCGAAAAAACGAAAGGTGTAGAACTTTTCATGGACGAGATTATAGAACAATCTCTTGGAGAAACTAATGAATAAACAAACCTTATTGAAAGTGTTAATTATATTCACTGTAGCATTGTCTACCGTGACAATATACAATTACCTTACATCCCCTAAAGAAAAAGAAGAATACGTTACTTCTTATACTAGATTTATTAATATCGTTAAACACGACGGAATCTTTAAAGTAAGAATGCAAGGAAATAATATCCATGTACTTACAAAAACTGGAGAAGAGTTTACCGTAAATGCTCCCGATCAAGATCAACAATTGATTAACGATTTGTTGGCGCATAATGTAGACGTTTTAGTTCTTGACCCTCCTAAGAGGAGTTTTTTTGTTGATTTATTTTTTAGTCTTCTTCCGGTATTATTGTTAATTGCTGTTTGGATTTGGATTGCTCGTAAGCAATCTGGCGGTAGATTAGGTTCTATTGGTAACTCTAAAGCAAAACTTCTAGAAAAAGACGAAAATAATTCTGTATCTTTTTCTGATGTTGCTGGTTGTGATGAAGCAAAAGAGGAATTAAAAGAAATTATTGATTTCTTACAAAACCCTGAAAAGTTCAATAAACTTGGCGGAAAGGTTCCTAAAGGAGTTCTATTAACTGGAGATCCAGGAACCGGAAAAACCTTACTTTCAAAAGCTGTTGCTCACGAAGCTGGTGTTCCTTTTTACTATTGCTCTGGTTCTGATTTTGTAGAAATGTTTGTGGGTGTTGGCTCTTCTAGAGTTAGAGACATGTTCACAGAACTAAAGAAAAATGCCTCAGCTATTCTTTTTATAGATGAAATTGATGCTGTGGGTAAATCTAGAAGTGCTGGAATGGTTTCTAACGACGAAAGAGATCAAACGCTTAATGCTTTATTGGTAGAAATGGATGGGTTTGGTACTAATTCAAGAATCATCGTTATTGGTGCTACTAACAGACCTGATATTTTGGATAAAGCTTTATTAAGACCCGGCAGGTTTGACCGTCAAATTTCTGTAAGCTTACCGGATTTAAATGGAAGAAAACAAATTCTTGATGTACACACAAAGAATATACCATTAAGCGGAAACGTTAATTTAGAACATATCGCGAGAGGGACTTCTGGGTTTTCTGGGGCAGAATTGGCTAATTTAGTTAACGAAGCAACAATTTTTGCTTCTAGGGATGATGCGGAAGAGGTAACATCGCAACATTTTGAACGGGCAAAAGATAAAGTATTGATGGGGGTAGAGAGGAAAACCTTTGCCATGTCTGACGAAGAAAAAAGGATGACAGCCTATCATGAAGCTGGGCATGCAGTCGTGGGATACTACTGTAAAGAACACGACCCAATATATAAAGTTTCTATTGTGCCTAGAGGAAGGGCGTTGGGTATTACTATGTTTTTACCAGAAAGAGATTCTGTTTCTATCTCTAAAACTAAATTAGAAAGCCAAATCTCTTCTTTATATGGTGGTAGAATAGCAGAAGAGCTATATGCGGGTTATGAATCTATTACTACTGGCGCTTCTAACGATATTGAGAGAGCGACGGCTATAGCAACAAAGATGATTACCGAATGGGGTATGAGTAAAAAGCTTCCGCCTATTAAATTTGTTGACGAAGGTAATGGTTTTGGCGGTGGTCCGCAGTTCAAACAAGGGATGGAAGAAATTACAACATTAGTACAAAAAGAGATCCAAGCGATTGTCAATAAGAATTATAAATCTGCTGAAAGGATTTTGAAGAAACATTGGTCAAAAGTCGAAATTATGGCAGAAATGCTTATGCAATATGAAACTATTGACTTTAATCAAATAGAACAAATAATGGCACAATAATGTATGAAAATAGCAATTCTTGGAGATACCCATTTTCTGGTTCGTAATGGGT